CCCCATTTCGCGGCCCTCATTTTTATGCGCTTATTTTATTGTGGTTAGATTTTCCATCCTTTTTGCGCTGTTTTAGTTGCTCTGTAAATTTACCTCAACGCATACCCGCACTTGATAATAATCTGCGTCATATTACTCGCAGATGGAGACAGCGCATTATAAACCACAGATCCATTAACGTTAAATTTTACAAGACCACATTCAATATTTCCAACAGCCGGGTTTCTTAATGCACACACACAATCAAAAGCAAATTGCGGTCTAGCGTTGGCGGGCAAAGTGCAAATAAGATCATTATAAGCAACATTACTTGCCTTTGTGAGATTGATAACTACATCAACAAAATTATTAGAAACAGAAACACGGGACAAGTTGGTGCCGTAGGACGTGCCCGGGGCGATAGCAACAGCATCAAATTTTACACCCATTTCATTAAGCGTAATGCCGGTCGAACCGTCAAAACTTGCGTTACCAATATTGACAGGCGTTTTTAGTTTTCCAGCGGTTTCCGCAAAATTCACACTGTCCGGTAAATTTTGACCGGCAAAAACAGTAAGCGCAGCACCGTTAAGAACGCAAATCACATTTGCATTGATAACAAAAGCGTTGTTTTGCAGACCCTCTCCGTTGGGTAATGTTGCGGTAACTGCGCCGCCGTCAACCGTGAAAGTATCGCCCACTTTGAAATTTGAAGATGCAATAAAATAAAATGCGTTTGCAGTCGGCACAATTCGCACAATCTGGTGCACAGTTCCGGCCTTAGAATAGTTCGCTTTCTGCAAAGCCGAATTCTGATTTTTGAACATTTGGGCATCAATCGTGTTGTAGTTCGGGTTGTCGTAGATAAGCGGGTTTACAATGTCGTCACCCTCTACAATGTTAAGTCCGAAATTAGACGTAGTAGTTGCCATTTTTATTTCCTCCTTATTTTACAGGAATTAAAATATTCCCGTTAATAACCATCTGCGAATAAGTTATCTTGAGTGCAACAAGTTCGTCATATGTATAATTACGCTCTGCCAAAGTAGTGTAGTTGATACCGTTTTCAACGTGCAAGTTGGCGAGATAATCAAACATATTTTGAACCGTCACCCGCTGCCCCGTGAAAAAGTTAGTAACCAAAAGCTGATTACCCAAATTTTTACTAATTTCCTCAATTAGATATTCATTGTTGTTTTCAATCGCCGTGTTTATCTGAACATAAACTTTGTTAAACTCGTTATCAACATCTTGAAATTTAGCATTATTTTCTGCTTGATTTTGATTGATTTTATTATCAAGGTCTGTAATAGTGTTGTTTGTAGCTTCAATTAGTGTATTAATGTAATCTTGCAAAGAATTATTTAAATTACTTATCTGTTCATCTGTATAGGCTTTTGCTTCCGCAAGCGAATCTTGATATTGACTTAATGATTCAAGAGTTAGCTTTAAAACAGCACAAATTTGCTCATAATAACTTAATGAATCATCATAGGCTGTGGGAATTACAGAAAAATACCTGTAAAGTTTATTCAGCCTATCAGTTAACTCAGTGTTCATCAATCAACCTCCCATAAACCCATAAATAGCGGTTCAAGATCATCAATAATTCTGAGATCAACACTAAAAAATTCCGCCTTGAATTTTTCCATAATATCAACCACAGAAAATCCCCTAAAACCCTTTAGCGTTTCGGTGCGCTGCATATCATTTTGGGCATTGCTTGTTCCGTTTGAATTTGTTGTATTAGTCGTACTTCCGTTAGAGTGTTGTGCATTGCTCATATAATCATTATTCAAAAAGTCTGTTAGCCCGTTTTGCGGTGTATCAAAATTAGTGGAAGTATCTTCGTTTTCGGTTGTGCTTGTTCCTGCGGCCGTTGACGTGCTGTTTCCGTTGTCTGTTTGACTGATTTCTGTAATCATGTTTTCCGTCTGTAAAATGCTTGTGTTTAAAAGATCAGAATATAGTTTGTTGTAAGCCGGCATTATTAGATTTAATTTACTGTCAAGGAAAAGTTTAAATTGCCCGAAAGTTTCAGCACCAATTTCACGCATATAAAAATGCTTAATGATATTTGTTTCAAGCGTTTGTTTGTAGGCCTCATTAAAAATGGGGTAATTAAAGTTGAAAATTTTAGGGCGTGATAGTTCAATAACTTCTGAATATGGCCCAGTAATTTCAGCAAAATATTCACATATCGTCTTTAGTTTCGTTGTATAAATCGCCGTTTTCCTCACCTCCTAATTTTGACAAGAAAAGATTTGAATTGAATTTAACTTTAATGTCTGTCCCAAACATTAAGTTAATTTTTTCAACCGCGTTTTGTCTCGCCATTAATCTTGACTGCCTAAATGCTTCGGTTGCTCCAAGATTAGATTGGATTTCGTTTGTAATCATGCGCTCACTTTTTTCGTTTGTGTTTGCTTCAATACCCATATATGTGAGCGTTTCTTCAAAGATTTGCCTTTTTAAAGTGTTTAGTTTGTCTGCCTTATATTCTTGTGTTGGAATTTGCACATTAAATTTGTCAAGATTAAAAGAATTTCTCAAAAACAAAACAGGTTTGTTGCCGTCATATTGCTCCCAAGCGTTGATGTACGTTAGCTTTTGAGAATCATCATCAGCAACAATAACGACAGGGGTTTTTTGTGCTCTAACATTAACTTCAATTGATCGGTCAATATCAGTTAATTTCTGTGATGCGACAATAATATCGTCAACGGCATTTGTTTTAGAATTATTGTTATAGCAAATTACACTGTTTTCATCCGTCAACCCTCCTACGGTGTAAGGATTTCCCACACTGTACGCACGTCTGGCAGTAGGATATCCATAAACGTTAGGCACTCCGTCAGAGGTAAATGGAAGCGCCGTCAAGCCCATAGCCGGGTCGTTGAAAAAGATTATTTTACCATCAAAAAACAGCACTCTTTCAATAAATTCCGGCGGAATATGCAACGGTAAATTCTCCCACGAAATAGAGGATATTGCAAGATCATAAAAGCGATTGAACCACACTGACCAAGTATAAGCATTAATGTATTGCGCTCGCTCTAAACTCCACGATTTTTTCTTACCCATTTTTTCACCGCCTTACACAATAGAATTTTTTAATGAATAGTTGCCGACATCATTAGTGTGCCAAAAAGTAATTCCCCTGTCAAGCATATTTGCAATAAAAGACAAAATTTCATTTGGTGCTTTTCCTGTAACATTTGCCCCTATTGTTTTCACATAGTTAAAAGCTGCTCTGCCTGTAATGTTAGGCTGTTTTAACCTGTTTGTTTTGTAACCAAACATTGTAAAATAATCATCTATTATTTTTGCGTACTCTGGACGAATAGCCTTGCATTTTGCGATGATTTTAAAAGCCCCAGAGCCAATAAGAGCGTTAGTCGCCGCAACATTACCATGTATGCTATCGGGCGTAATTGCCGACTGATAGACTTGCATCAAGCTATTAGTAACGGTTGTTAATAGATTTGCAGATGCGCCAATGGCTTGACCTGCTGTTACTCCTCCGCTGGCAATAGCTCCCCCAACACTTACACCAACAGATAAGGCGGAGGTAGCCACACCAGCAATTAAGGAGGGGCCTTGCCGTGCGACCCAGTTTTGATAGTAGTTGGTAATATATGGAAGAACAGGCCACCCAGATATCTGGATAACATAAGATGGGTCAGCGAAAACACTATGGCCGTCGTAAGCAATCCCTAGATAGGCCGTTGGATTTGGCCCAAAACCGCACGCGCCTCTTACTGTCCGGTCACCGCCCATAAGCTCATACCGATAATCAATCGACGACCCCGGCCCCTCCAACACTCCGACACAATATGGGTATGTGTACAGCTTATTATTTTTTGGAGAGTAGTTAAGATTAGCTGACGGCATTGTGATGCCCGTCTCAAATAAGTTGTAAGCGGCAGACCAGACAACATTGCTTGGGACGCAAAATATACTTACAATTGCGTCTGCCTTTCCAGCGGTCGCCGCGCTCTCGAGCAAAACAGCGATATCAGCTATGGAGGGGATCTTGATAAAATATGTGGAAATTGGCAACCCTCCCCAATTTCCCGGCTTGGACCAAGGAGCGCCAACTTCGATTTGCTCCGTTGCAAAACAATATATGTCCATGCCGTCAAAATTAGTTGATTGGGATGCCGTAGTCACATACGGCCCAAGCTCTAAGCCCTCTGGAACAGTATTGGCTCCAATTGCGTCATTATTTGTATGTTCACGCTCAACAAAAGATGGTTGAATGTTGCACTTCAAAAACCACGTTTGGAATTTGTCAACCTCGAAATAAATCCAAGATGAATTTTGTCCTTTGTACACCACGTTTTTAATGAAAGCAAAAATATAATCTGTGTCAAAAGAGGGATTTTGGAAAACGATATAATTGCAATCTTTTAGTTGTTCGCTGTTATACGGAACTCTGATAACAGTCCCGTCCTCCACGCGGATAAAGCTAAAATCAGAAAAAGGACCATATTTTTTAAGGGTTAAAATATTTTGAAGTTGCTCAGATGCATTTGAAAAAAGTCTGATATGTTGATAATTGCTAGACCAAGGCACACCGCTGCAAATATATAAAACACTATTTGTCGGCATTATGTCACCACCTTAAAAAATAATAGAGCGGCGGCGATCTGCCGCCGCTCCATTGTTAGGAAACAGTCGTAGTAGTAGACCCAGATTTTGTACCATCAAAAACACTTGTTGCCGTGATGGTGTACATACCGGATGCATCAGGCCCATAATTGACAAGGCCGGTATTTGCGTTAATCGTTGCGTTTGTAGTCGGGAAGATGCTAAAGACGACACCCTTATTGACAAAGTCAGTTCCGCTCACATTAGCAACATACTGCACGGTGTCTTCAGGAGCTGCGGTGTCCGGGCCGGAAACCGTTACCGCCGTGACCGTCGGCGCAGTTGTCCCAAAAACAGCGACATTTGCAAAAGGCGACGCGGAATAGATCATGCTAAGATTGAGGTAGTTATTAGTGTACCCGCCAACTGCAATATTATCCGTGTCATACCACTGGTTCCCAATGTAGCACTGCAAAAAATCCTCGTCCAACGCGACCGCCGAAATCGTTTTAAGTGCTGTGTTGTCGTCGTCGCTGATCGGCACATAATCCGGGTCATTTGCCAAAAGCATATTCAGGCGGTTGATTTCTCCCGTGTTGAACCCGAAACTATCAACAAGAGTTCGGCGGCCCAAATACTCAACTTTACCCAGATTAAATGCGGACGCCTGTACGTCAACCCCGATAACATTGTCAAAATCAACGCTCACGATTGCACGCACTTTTACAATATCGCTAAAATTTTGTACGCCCGCAATATTGAAATCGCTGGACATAAATCCAAATTTCTGAACTGTTCCTCTAAGAGCTGCAATAGCGGTTTTGCCGCTTGCTTCGTCGGTGACTGCCGGAATTGCCTTAAAAGTAAGGCTACCATCCATAACCATGCGCGCGATTAAATATTTCATCATCACAAACTGGTCATAGTTTCTTGCGCTATACTGGGATGCAACAATTTTGTCAATCAAATCAGTAACGCCGTTCACACTCAAAAATGCCTTTCGCATTTCCCATCTCTCAATGGTCACCGGGTATTGGGTTTCAAGGTTGATTGCATGGAATGCGCTGCGAATGTCCGGCAAGTGTCTTTTTGCAAATTCAGTTTCCCCTCGCGCTGCGTTAAAAGGCTGCGCAGCCGCAATGTTGACAAAAGTTTCTTCAATGCTTTCGCCAAATTCAAGCTGTCCCTTAATCGCCCAGCCCCACGGATTCTGATACATCTTAGAGGACACAATCACCATTGCAATGCGGTTGACCATGTCCATAAATTTGTTTACTCTCGGCTGATAGCCAAAAATTGCTTCGCCCACCATGCGGATAGATTCTGTAGTCTGTACAGCTTCGGGGACGGCGTTGTAGTAGTCACTCCCAGCGCTCCCTCGGATGAAATTCAGAATTCCGGCGCTGTTTGCTTTAAGTGTTGATACAGTCGGCTTAATCACTTTTAACCCTCCTCTTCAAACAAATCATCAAAAGATTCTACTTCTTCTTTCGGTTTTTCCTCTTCCACGGGTTTCACGTCTTCAACCTTTTTTCTGCCCATGAAAGCGTCAATATAATTTTTCTTCCACTTTTCCATGTCGGCGACCGCCGCGTCTCGCGCTTCTCTCCAGCTGCTAAATCCATCAGGCGGATTTTCATCTGTCGTTTCGCCGCGACTTGCAAGTTCTCCCTCTCTCTCATCAAGATAGTCTTTAATCTTTTTGAGTGCCCCCAGCATATCGGCGGAAAGCCCACCGGTATCTAAGATCTGCTCAAAAAGCGCATCCACATCTTTTCTTTCCATCAGATTTCGACCTCCTTTTCAGTATAACCAATTTTAATCTCTTTCAAAAGGTTTCGCATTTTTTCGGCGTCTTTTCCAGTCAACGCTCCAAAAGTAAAAGTAAAACCTTTTACAGCACCAAACCCATTAAGTCCTGCCTTTTTGATGATTTCGGGATAATCCTTATAGGCACGATCAGCGTCGACGCGCGTGCTAATACCCGAAACAGAGTCATTGTTTGTGTGCTGCCAAATCCCCCACGATACCGGCACAAAAGGTTCGCTGTTGCTCCATTTTGCAATCCAAAAATCATAGGCTTTCAGATCATTGTAGCTAAGGTTATTTTTGCACCAGCTTGCAGAGCAATAGATTCCGGCATAATACCCGGCCTTTTCAATTTCTTCGCAAAATGCTTTCACAACCATAGTTCGCTGTGCTGCACTCAAACTGTCAGCGCGTCCTTTGTTCCCCTTTGCTCCGCTTAACTCTGTGTCAATATAGAGCGGGTATTCAACACGAAAAGACCTTGCAAAGTTGAGCAAAAACTGTGCTTCCTCTCGCGCTTCCTCTTCCGTCACGGCCTGTGAAAAAAAGTAAAGGCCAATCGGGATATTTCGCGCGTTTGCCTGTGTGCAGTTAGTGCGCGCCTTTTCATCCTCCACAATCTCGCCGCTGCCGTAACCGCGATAACCCGCGCGAATAATCGCAAAATCGACCGATACTTTAGACCAGTCAATGTTGCCTTGATGGTGACTTACATCAATTCCGGTTTTCATTTTTCACTCCCTCAATTTTTGCAAAATATTTTGATAGGTTTTTTGTTACAATATTGGGGTTGATTTTATCAACATTTTCTAAAATGCTGCCGATTTCCATCAGAATGATATATCCAGAAAAAATAGGGAGTAAACTAACAGTTACACCTACACTTTCGGCTACACCGCTAAAATCAACCAAACCCGCTAAAAGCATTACAATGATTTCGCCCCCTTTGTTAAAAAGCCCCTTTCTCATTTCGGTGCTTGTAAATTCACCGGCTTTAAGAGCTGCCACAGTTCCACTCAAAAAATCAAGCGCGATAAAAAGCAAAACAACAATAAAAATATTCAGTTTAAACACCTACCATCCTAATAATTTTTTGCCAACTGTTTTTTGTTGTGATTTTGTCATAGTACAACGCACCCATGTTATAAGCATTTTTTAAAATGTTAAATTCTTGCGTTTTCTTAAAATATTGCGCCGTCAAAATGTTGGGTTTCAAATCGTGCGCTGTGAAGCTGTAAAAACGCGGAAAATTCGGATCATGTTTTTCTGACATAAAAACACGGCCATTTTTCCAGTCTACCCAAAAACCAAAAGTTTTTCCGTCTATGGTTGCGCAGCACATTAGTTTTGCAATGTCTGTTTTTTCTTCGATAAAATCATAGTTGTCGTAAATAAACTCTGCTTCTATTGAATAGCGTTCATAATCTGTTCCTTTTATAAGCCGCGCAAATTCTGATTTTTTGGCCTGTTCCTCAAATTCTTTGTTTTGGATAATTTCAGCATAAATGCTCTTATTTTGAAAGATTTTGTTTTCGTTAAAAGAGATATTAAAAAATATAAAATATGGATTGACAACTGTTAAAGCATTTGCCAAAAACAAAACAGGACACCTTTTTCGGTTTGGGTCTGTCGGCCTTGCAACCGTGTTATAGTAATCCAAGAAATATGTGGGTTCCTCCGGCAAATAATTTGTTCTTGATTTTTTGCTATCTATTAAAAATTCATCAAAAATTATAAGCTCTATGTTTGGTGATGTAATTCCCTTTGTCCTACCGTCAACACTTAAAGCCGACAAATAGACAAAAGGTTTACCATCAAAATAATAAGCATTGTTTTTTAGTTCAATTTTATGGCCACGATCTTTGTTAACTTTAAAAACTGCATTAAAAAGCGTGTTCTTGATTTTTGCAAGCTCTGATTTGTAGCGCCTTACAAATACCGCTTCAAACTCGGGATTTTTTTCTTTTTGTCTGATGCAGTAATCAAGCGCACCTGTCGTTTTACCGTTACCTCGCGGCCCTATCACAAAATTGTAAAGTCTATGTTTTGATAATATTTTGTCAGGGTAAAACCAAATTCCCATATTTTACCACCATATAGTAAGATAATAGGGGATCTAATCAAGTTTAAAAGAGGGTCACCATCCCTTTATGTTGTCCGGTGCGCTTTACCGCCGGTTTCCGTCCATCACATTCTAAACTCAATTAGTCCCCTATTATCATTGTACCCCTTAGGGTGTCAGTTGTCAAGTTCTTATTGTAAATTCTGTATCAACAAGGACGATCCCGCCCGGAACGTGCAACGGCCTTAGCTTTCCGCCAAACGTACTACCATAGTCAAAATTTCCATATTCTACCAATTTTTTAGTGGAATCCGGCATCCCAGCCCCAGTGATTTTCCATTCTTCGCTGCCCTCTGGCTCGTCTGGCTCTCTGCCGTACTCCATATATAATTTAGACCGCAAAAACTTCGCCTTTGTAAATATGCTTTCAAGTTTAAAAGCGCCAAGTTTATATTGGTCTACGTCAATAGGCGGTTTTTCGTTTCCTATTAAATGCAAGCTGTCTGTGTCAGCATATATAAACCTATCATAACATTTTTGCGCTGCTCTAATCGTAACGTTGCGCGCATAGCTTGTTACAAAAGTACCGACAGGAATATATAACGGCTCTCTTGTTTCTGGTAGCAGCAGTCTATAATGCACGATCCCATCTTCTCCAAGATATGGTGCTTTGCTTTGCACTTTTGGATTTGTTGCGAATTTTCCGTAAAGACTATTTAGCAGCAGCTTAGCAAGCTGTGAAAGAACAGCATTTTTAGTTTTCTTTGCTTCTGTTTTTGCTTGATACCAAGTGTCTATATATTCGTCAAAAAGACCCGTTTTTGCCTTGAATTTATAGCCGTCTATATACGCCATATTATATACGTCGTAATGTTCTAAAAACAATTTGAGATCAACACAAGTCAAAGTTAATTCAACTTCAATATCTTTAGAACTCTTACAATATTCAGTTGGGATAAAAGCAAAGCGATTAGTTTTTATTTGAATAGTTGGCAAGTAATTTTCTTTTACTTCAAAAGAGCACCTAAAACGCTGAACAAATAAAGGGTGTTTTTTATCTTCATCGTATTTACCAAGATAATATTCCGGTTGTCCGTATGGATATAAATAAGGACTATGTAGCACTGACGGATAAAGACTATTTACATCGTATACTTGCCCTTGACCTATATCCCTGTTTGCATACTTTTCATTCAAATATGTAAAACCGCCTTTATAGCTTTTACGGATAAAATCATCACAGTTTATTACAGGAAAAATATCGCGAAATTGTTTTTCACCACCAATAACATTTTTATAAAATTTTAGCGCGTTACTGCCAGCAGTCATTTTCGTAAAGCCTTGATCGAAAAGTTGTTTTAATGCGAGCGCCATTATTTTAGCATCATTTAAAATATACGCTTTTTCATCATCGGTTAAAATATGGCCTTGTTCTCTTTTGGCTCTGTAATCTATTGAAAGTTTGCTAATTGGTAATTTAAAATCATGCGCTATTTTTTCAACGCTTGAATTTAGTAACTTTAAACTATCCATTATTTGACATTTGCAATCATTAAACATTATGTCTATACTATAAAACTTGCCGGTGTCCGAAATAAGAGTGGTAAAACGATTGTTTTTTAAGTATTTGCGTTCATATATCCATTCAAAGTTGTTGCGTAAAACATAGTTAAAAATAAATTCGCCGTCAAAAGCCAGATTGTGGAACCAAACCTTTTTTGATTTGCCGTGTTTTTTGTGGCCTAAAAAATCTATAAATGTTGCTATGTCATTGCCAATGTAAAATTCTTCGGGCTTATCAACGTTTACTACAATCCATGCCCAAACTCTGCAATCGTCTTTTTGTGTCGTTGTCTCAAAATCAGCTGTCCACCGTGACACAAAAAGACCCCCTTTAAATCATGTAATCAATATCGGTTATACCAACACTTTGAGCAATCCGCGACAAGTCCGACATGGTAACACTATCGTATGGTAAAGGTTCACCACCTCCCCCATATTTTAATCCTACGCTGTAATACATAATTGCAACATCGTCAGAGTTTTCTTGCAACCAATTATAATAGTCCGCCGCGCTCATTCCCGCAAATTTTTCAATCAGTTTTGATAAATCCAAGCCATTTATTGCTTCAACTAATTTTAATTGTGTCAATAAATTGTTTTTTCTGACAATCAAAGATTCTGCGCGCGGCGGTAGTCCCGCATTTATAATTCCCTTTATCTTTTTAACAACATCAATACGCCCTTTAACTTCTGATAATGGCCTTATTCTTCTTTCTGCGCTTGCGATTTCCTGTTGTAATTTTGGTATGTCTTGCAATGCCGCATTAGATAGTTGTTTTCTTAACTCTTTTGCCTTTTTCCTATTTGCTCTTAGCTCTCGATTTCTCAAACGGTTATAACTGTTTGCTTCACCTTGCGTTATTTCAGCATTTATTTTTGACGGCGCAAAATCTGATAGCTTTTTGTAGTCTTTCAAAAGTCGTATTTGTTCTCTTAACTCTTTACCAGATTCAACGCTGTTTACTATATCTTTAACGCTTGCTTTCGGTGGTAGTTTTCCTGTGATTCCCGCGCCATTTGCTTTTGTTCTCAAACTATTGTAAGTTCGCACGGCGTTTGAAAGATTAGCTTTTTGCTTTTTTGTTATTTTCATAAATAAAGCCCACCTTTAAAGGGATTTCAAAAGCGTTTTCATATTCATTACCATAAAAATCACGAATATAAAATCCACTCTTTTCCGTTTCAAGATAAGTTTGCATAATCAAAAATTCGTCGTCAATTTCTACCTTTGCATATTTCAATCGCTGTTTAAACTGCTCTCTTTTTAATGTCAAATCATAAACACGCTTGCTAAACTTTTCAAGTTTTAGCATAGTAGAAAAATGGTATTGAAAATTTTGTGATACATAAATAAACTTTGAATTTTTTACAGGTGAAATTTTCATTTCTTATACCCCCTACCAGATTTTAAAATTTTAAACCACTTTCTATAATTATTCACCTCTTTTGCAACAGCGTAAAAAATCACTCCAAAAAACAGCATTAAAAGCATAGTGGTTAATACAACACTAAAAATTATGTAGTAATGCAACATTATTTAACACATCCTTTCTAAATTTATAGGTCTCTTGTTTATGATAAACTGCTGTTATTACTGCGCCTACAGGCAAAAATTTTACAAGATAGTTTTTATTGTGAGTTCCAATACACATATATTTATCCTTAATGATTTTTAGTGATTCATCAATCGCAACATAGTTACAATAAGTTACAGGCAAATCCACAACAATATATTCGCCATTATCAACGCCATCATAAAGACGATCTCTTTTAATTTTAACGCCGATTTTTCGTCCGATCATTTCCCACTTAAATTTTTGTGCGCTGTGCTTTTCTTCAAACTCGAATCTTCTTTCAAAATCCCACACTGTATGGCCGTCAGAATGAAATGGCCGGAAACTGTCTTTGTCCCATTTAAGCATTAACCGCCAAAGATCAGGGTGATTGTTCCTAAGCAACCTTAGCTGATGCACGGGTTGTTTTGGGCAAAACCAGCAGCCGCCCCTCGTTGCCGACGTGTAAATCGGGGAAAGCAAACTGTTTTCCTCACACCACTTGCGACAATATGCTTCGTCCCATCCAACCGCTACCAATGGAGAAACCGTTTTGTCTGAAAGTTGACCAAATCTGTGGGGTTCATCCGCCGCAATTCCTACATAGTTTACGCAACCTTTTCCGCCAATAAGCTTTGATGTTTTCAAATCTCTTGAACACCAACTACCCAGCATAAGTGGCCATCCCATTGTTCGACCTCTAAATTCTGATTTTGCGCGTTGCGAAACCTTAGAATAAAATCGGCTTTCAAACGTCCACTTACTGCGGATATGCTCGACCTCAATCCCCCACCGCTCTTTGATGATCATGTCTGCCTTGGCCTTAAACTCAACCATTGGCGGCAGGTCTGCGGGTATCGTGTCGGTGGCCCACACTTCTGCGTGTACAATCCGGTCAAGCGGCCATCCCAACTGCTCAATAACTCCAAGACAAGCAAGACTGTCTTTTCCGTAACTTAAACTTAAAACATATTCCATTTTAACACCCTCTAAAAAAGCCGCCTTTCGGCGGCTCTGTGATTTATGCGAGTTTGATAAAAAGCACCTGTCCTTTGCCCTTGCTCACGATATAAGGTATGATTTTGAGCGGCTTATCCCAAGTGGACGGGTCGCCAAACATCACCGGACTGAGCAACCGCCGCAAGCTGTTATATACACCAATCGAACAGCAGCTGTAAGATTTGCCTTTATCATCCATAATTACAACGCGCGGCGCGGTATGCACGTTTCCGGTAATGTTCCCGTCGTCGTCCTTTTCCGCAACGTCCACAGGTTCAACGTAGAGGTCAACCATGTTAATGTCGGTGTTCACCTTTTCTTTCAGGCTGAAATCTGGGTTCTGAATCGCATTAAACAGTTTGCGCTTTGCGTCCTCATCAACAAGGGCTATCGAACAATAACCGCCGTTGTTGTATGCTTCATCAATGGTCATTAGCTTATTTTCCATTTTTTAACCCTCCTTTTTGACAGGGGTAGCAATCTTGAAAAAGTCGTCGTCCGAAATGCTGTATTTTTCGACGATCTTCTCCACAGCCAGCACCCGAACAACGCGGCCCAATTTTGCAAAATACTTTGCAGCTGCCTTTTCATTCGGTGTGACACCGGAAATAATTTCCGACTTCCTGACAAGATTCAGCTTGTCGCCCTCTCCCAGCACTTCATAAAAACAAACCTTTGCCTTTACTACCTTTACGATCATTTCTTGCACTCTCCTTATTTTGTTTTTGTCCCTTTGGACTATATTTAGTATACTCCCTTTTCAATAAAAAGTCAATACTTTTTCAAAAAATTTTTGTGGAAATAAATGGAAAAGGGCTGTAAGGCCCTTTTAAAAAATCTTCAATTACTTCAAAGCTGATGGCCGTGTCAATGGCAAGTGCATACGCTCGTAGAGCTACAGAAAAACATGAAAGCCGGCCGCAAATTAGCTGGTTGGATGGTAACGATGTTTTACCGCTGAATTTATTGTAACATGCACTTGCAGCTGCACAAAGGCTCGAGGCGTTTATACAAGAACCGGAAAACGCACAACACTTACAGCCATTAAAAACAGCGCAAAAAGGATGGAAAATCTAACCGCAATAAAATAAGCGCATAAAAATGAGGGCCGCG